GAAGCTGTGGAAATAAAAGAGTTTTCGCCAATTTTACACTGGCGAATAGAAACATCAAATTCTGTTTTATATTTAAAATCCATATTATAAATCTACAGTATTTCTCCAAGCTTCTTTGGTTTCTTTTAATTCATCTTCTCTTGTTTCGTTTTTTTCGTGCAACTCCCATTTGCGAAGCTGCTCTACAGTGAGAATCCTAACAGAATTACTTGAGGTTTTTGGCTTTTCACGATACTCCATCTTGTCGCCTTTTTTGGCGGCAGATTTTGACTCTTCATACTCTTCTTCTTCCTCTTCCTCTTCACCCTCCTCCTCTTTTTCGATTTCTTCAAGATCGTCTTCTTCATCTTCTGCCATGATCTTTTCTTTCATTTTGTCGAATGAGACAGCACAAGACATAGCAGCTTCACGATCTGTTTTGCCAGAGCTTTCCGACATGCATTTTGCCATGAACTTCTTGTAAGAAGTTTTTTCTTTATCGCTCATCTTTTTTTCCGCAATTGAGATTTCAATTGTGGAGCCATTAATGACAACTGTTTTTTCGAGAGGAATTGGAACTTCGTTAGGACTCATTTGTGCGACTATGATGTAGGATGGCTGCTGAATAAAAATCTAATTTGTGAGATTCGGCGATCTCAGAAACTTCATCGAGAAGCCCTAAAGATTCTATTACATTAAAATCTTTTACACATTCAAGAGCTTTATTGCCCCAATCATTTTTTTCATGGGAGCAAATAATCTTTTTGCAAAGCTCTTCAATGGCAGAGTTTTGCTGCTTGCTCAGTCTCTTAACGCCCAAGTTTTCTTTGGTTTGAGCTTTTACGTTGTTTTCAAAAGCTTCGATTTCGTAAACAATCTCTTGAATGTTTTTGCGCGAGAAATTGGCTTCTGTAATTGCTCCTTGTGGACGACCAGCAGATTTAGGTGTTTGATTTGTTTCTTGTCCGTTAGCGTCTGCAATAACTGGCACACCGCCAACAAGCGGGTTGTAGAAGCCTTTCTCACGATCATTAACAAAGTTCTGTTGCGCTGGAGCAATCTCTTCAGCTTGTGGGAATCTACCAGTATTAAACACTGTAAGACCTTGCTGCGGAGTGATGACTCCAAGTTCCATGAGTCTAGTGGTAACACGGAGAAGTTGAGTGTTGTCTTTGAAGTCGATTTCTTTGAAGCGAGCCTCTGGGTAAGAGCGAAAGCCAAGAGCCTTAGAGATTCTTTTGATTTCTGGCTGCAAGAACTCGTTCAAGAAAGCTTGACGGCTCTCTTTGAGACGATCAATAAACATGTCAATTTTTGTGGCAATGTTACCATACTTGTCATCGCCAAAGAAAATGTTTTGAAGACCTTGCTCAATGTCTTTATTTAGTGTTTCGTATTTGGCTGGTCCAAGAACTTTGTTAAGGTCTGGAATAACGAAATTAGCCTCTGTTGTATAGTCTGAGATGAGCACTCTTCCGACAGATTCGTTTCGGAAGAGGTCTTGCATGGCTTGGAGATTGTGATGGTTGATTCCTCCTTTATCGGGTGGTGCGCCCATTGTGATAAGTAGAATGACATTCTCAACGGTTCTTGTGATTGCTTGGTCCATTTTCTTGAGTTCAAGCTTGGCATTGATGTCTTGAAGAACAGGAAAACCAAAAGGAATAGAGAAAGGCTCATAGTCTTGTTTTTTATAAAATGCGAAATGTAGTTTTTCTGGATTGATTTTTATTTTTAAACCGTTCTTGGCGAAGCCGCCTTTTTGAATATTTTTGCGGTCTGCTTCGGGGAAAGAGTTTAGCAACTCAATGTCTTCTTCGGATTGTGGATTGCGCAATCTTTCCAAATCATATTCAGATAGAACTTTTTCATAACTTGTTGCATTAAAAGTTGTCACGCGCTTAGCAACAATATCAAAAGGATTTAAAAGAATATACTTGAGAGGAATCTGGTTTCTAATCTCTGCACCTTCTTCTGCATACATGGTGGAGAGCTTTTTAAAGTCCTCTAAATCAAACTTACCATCAACTCTGTAGATGAAGATGTTGCCGCTGCGATAGTATTCGCGGAAAAACTGGTCTTTCAAATCCCATACGCGAATCTTACGCATCCAGCGATAAAAGAAGTCTTTTGCTTTGTCTGTGCCGCCTTCAAAAAAGATTTCGCCATTGGAAAATTCCGACATCAAATCAATAGCATTGCGGAAAATAGGAACATTGGCGTAGGCTTTTTGACATAGCTCAATCGCCTCCCGAACATAAACGCCGTCGTTAGAAAAGCTGTAAGGCAACATGCCAGCACGAATGCTGCTGTAGCGATCAAAAGTCGGAGCAAGAGCCGCACGATTAACTCTGCTAGAAGTTGCATCTGTTCTGCTTAAACCTTCTCTGGAAGCTTTTGCAAATTGAACCATAGAAGCATCAGAAGTGTAAAATGGTTCACCAGCCGAAACAGGCTCAGTGTTTGCAGTAATTGTTGATTGAAAGTTCGGAAGAGACTTTTGATTGAACTTTGTCCAATAGTCGGATTTTTTGTTGTAAGAGCGGGCCATTAATTTATATTACACGCAAATCTTACAAATCCCACTTTCAAAGTTACTTTAGACAAAAAATGGAGTGAATGTAGCTTCTGTATCTTCTGCTTTAAAATTCATCATGTCAAAGTAGGTTTGAACCATCCAGTTGCCTAGAACCAAAGAAGAGTAAGAGTCACGACGAGCTTTATCTGCGCCATTTTGCCTCTTTAGGTTTGATGGCAAGTCGAAAGACTGTGTGCCTTGGCTAGTTGTTGAAACTTGAATAAGAGCGCACTCAGCCTTGGTCAAATCAATCATGTCTTTCTGGTGCTCGATAAAATCAATCATTTTTGCGGCTGTATTCTTTTCGTCCGCATCTGCTACTCTCAAGAACTTGATTTGGTCAATGGGAATGCTCTTGCCTCTTTGGCGTTGATAGTCATCATTAACTGCGCTGCAAGCAAACCAAATTTTCTTATGATCAAAAGAAGACTGTAATAATTCGTTTGCAAACCGAATCCACTGTGAAGTTGGGCGACGAAGATGGCATATCTTTTTGGATGATAAGTTGTATTGATTGCGAGCTTCGCGCAAAGATGCATTGTAGTTTTGAACATCATCAAAGTCTGCGTCAAAGCAGTCTATTTTAAAATCATTGCTTTTGAACAAGTCGCTTTCGTTGCAGGCGTTTAGGAATTGCACGCCGCCATTGTAGTCACCAACAATGCAAACAATATTGAAGTTTGTTAAGATATAATAAAAATAAAAAATATGATCTTTCAGGCGAGTGCCAGAAATAGCATAGCTATGAACAACTGTTCCTATTCGCTTTTCTTTATTGATTTTAATAACATGCATGCCAAAGTCGTCAGAGCTTTCGCTTTCAGACCAAGATGGGTCAAAAGATAAAATATATTCATCGTTTGGTTCGCCAGCAATTTCCACACATTGACCTTGACCATCTTCAATGGTGCAAGCTGCCATTTTGCTAACTTTAAAATAACCGCTGGAATCATCAGTGAATATCGAACCAAACTCGCGATCAAACTGAGACTGACTCAAGGTTGATTTTGCTTGCTGAATCAAAGACTGATCGTATAACTGAGTTGGAGCACAGTCATAACTCAAGTGCATGATAACGCGATGCGCTACATCACTTTTTTCAGGATTTAAAATAAGATGCTCGTATTGCTGATATAGTTTATACAAGTATTCAAATTTGTAGGAAGCAGAAGAAAGCGCAATGATTTTATTATTTGGCCATTGAGTGCGATCTTCTTCTTGCATTTTACCCGTTTCAATCAATTCTGTTTCTAGGTTATAAATTTCCTGACGCTCTGTGGGGTTTTCCACAACAGATAAGAAAGGCAAAATAACTTCATTAAAGATTCGTTCTGGCATGAGCAAGAACTCGTCAATAATCATTCTTTGAAAGCGGAAGCCGCGCAGTTTTTCGCCATCACCAAGAGGCAGCGCAGTGATCTTGCTGCGGCCAATTTCCATGACCCACTGATCGTTATTTTTAGAAACTCTTGTGACCGCCTCGGCGAACATGGAGGCTTTTGGCGTTTTTATAATGTCTTCAATCTTGCTGAAAATCATTCGGCTCTGACGAAAGCTTTTGGATATGATGCCAATATGCACTCCTTGATGCAGAACAGCGTCTAGAGCAGCGAACAAACCTGTTGTAAAGCTTTTACTCTGGCCACGACTCCAAACGCCTAGAAAGTAATCTGTGAACAATTCGCAAGTGAAAGACGGATTCTCCTTGAGAAACTTGTACAGCATGATCTTAGCTTCTCTCTCTTCTAAAAAGCCTTTCGCATCAAGGATTTCTTGATTGATGTTTAGAAAGTGTTTTCTTCTTTTTTGATTGCCTTCAGTCCAAGCCATTTAATAATCCTCCGTTAATATAAAATTGTAAATCTACGTTCCAAAGCTTTTTGCCGTGAACCAAAAGAAGAGGAATAAGTTTTTCACTATTCTTGCGATTGCTGGAGAATACAAACTGGCAGCAGTCTTTAAATTCCATTTGCAAAGCTCTCATATTGTGGTAGATGTAAGCAAGATTGCTCTTGTGAGAGTTTTTGCCATTGTTTTTCTGTATCTGTTCAAAGTCGCTTTCCACAACCACAAAAATGAAAGACTCTTGCTCACGCGCACGCGAGAGTTCGCGCTTAAATCGGTCCAAGTTGTCTTCGCTTACTGTGGATTTAAAGTCTGATTCAGACTTGCGATCAACAAACGTATAATTAAAATACTTTGGCTCAACACAGTAATCTCCCAAGTCCAGCTTTAGAAATTCGCTATTCTTGAAGGATAGGGGTTGCTGCTCTCGCGTGTCAATGAAAATTTTTGGGTTTGGATTGGCGAGGCATTCTTTTGGAAACTTATCGCCAAACATAAGCTTGGAACCGCAACTCTCACTTGCCGCAGAGTAACTGCCAAAAAACTTTTTAAAAACTGAAATACTTGGCAAACCATAACTCTTCAGGATAACTTCGCATGGTGCAAATCCATCCTTGGTCTTTGAACAAAGCATGTCCAAAAGAATCATGCAAACTCCCAAATCTTTATTGTATTGTTGATTAAAGAACTTATCCTGATTCTCACTACTGAGAAAATAAGTTTGAAAATACTGCTCTTTGTTTTTAAAAGGCAATAAATCGCCAGTAAGCAGGTCTTTGCGCCTAAAATGCTTTACATAATAATCATGTAAAAACATGTCATGCTTTTTGATGTGAGCATGGAGACTGCGTTCTGAATCGAACCCTTGTTGACATTCTAAACAATTAAATGACATCTTCTTTTGAAACACCAAGAACTCTCGCTTTCCACTCGCCCATGCTCTCTAGTCTATTAGCTTCTTCACTAATCACCTTCTTTTGCATCTCTGCGATTTTCACCATGTTTTTGCGCTCTTCTTCATCCTGAAACAATTGAACCAAAGAAATAATTGATGCATTTTCTTTGTATTTATTTTTCATTCTTTCGGCGCGATCACCTTGCAGTTTTTTAGTGAGATTTTCAATGCGCCCTTCGCATTGATGATACTCACTAGACTTTGCCTTAATAATTTCAGCAAGCCTAACAGTCATATCTTGTTGATCGTCAATCTCATCAAATTGATCGTTAAGTTTGTTCAAGTGCTTGCCAACAACTTCCAAGTTGATGATTTCTTTGCACACGTTCATGTAAAGATTCAATTCATCAGAGGATAGGTCTGG